TACTAAGGCCTGTGAGGGCTTTAAATCCGATGTAAAGTTTTGTACCACCTCGGTCATCCCTGACTCAGGGGTAAAGGTCATATATACTTGCCCCCGTTTATCGAGTGTCCTTGTAATACATTGTGAATATATGTCTTGTGGAGGTTCTTCATCTAGCCATACTAGGTCTAAACTCTCCCCCATAAATTTTTCAGCACCCATTTCATAGGCTTTGAAGGCAACTCTTGACCACCCGCCTGTGCTGTGTTTTACAAGTACCGAGGAATGTGCGTTTGGCACACCTGGTTTTCTTGTGGTTTCGCCAATGAGATGTTTAGGAATCGATCCTTTTCCTTTATCTCTAGGGTTGTCAGGTTGCCCGAATAATTCTCTTTGACAGATATCTCTAGTAGTTTCATTACTAGCCCCACACACCCAAGCCCGAATGGGCTTTAAAAATTTTTTTCCTTTCCACCACTTAGGATATAACCCTGTTAAATGGGCCGCCATTTCCATAGCGCCTACATAAGATTTCCCAACCCTGTTTGCGGCCATTAGAAGTCTTTGGTTAGCTTCTGATCCAGCGGCATGAAAGTTTTTTTGAAATCTATAAGGTTTATAATAGTTGAGTCTATTTTCTTCACTCCTTTTTGTGAGTGTTGAAAGAATCTCTTGTATGCGTTCATTATTATCAGACATAGTAATCCAGTTCCTATTTTATATATTTTTTTTTATAATGCAATACTATTATATATATTTATATATAAGCCCGCCCACCCAACCGATTATAGATATCTATATAGATATGTCAACTAATATTTTGTATATAAGTAAATGCTAATATACATATGATACCCATAGAGACCTATAGAGACATTAATGAAGTGTGTGTGGGTATGTATTTATTTAATTTAGTATAAATGAATATTACCCACCTTAGTTTGAATGGGAGATATACATATACGATCACTACCTAAAGGGGTCGCACCCTCGGTCTGTCGGCCCGAGCGTAGCGAGGGCATGTATTGCGCCCCGCAGGGGCCAATATTAGAATATGCTAATATACTAATACGATGGAGATTATACCACATATCCATATGAATGTCAAGAATTATTTTAATTAATATGCAAAATAAAAGCCCGAGCGAAGCGAGGGCATATTAGAATATGGTAATATAGTAATGTTCTTGTGAGAGAGCCTTATAGCCCCGTTATGGAGCTATAAGGTGGAGTAACTACCTACTATGGTAGTAACTTGAAATGATCTAATATAATGAGTATAGGCCATACCATAAGGGCTAGTACGCCTATCAATATTATAAAGATCAAGAATATTAGTATTGCATCAATCATTTTATTTACTCCATTTTGTTATCTTAAGTTTTGCATCAGGGATATCATACTCAGGCAGAATATATTTATCTATCCATGCCTTAGCTTCTTTTACAGTTTTTCTAAATATGCCTGTAGGAGTATAATATTTTGTTGTTATCCTCCAAGTTCCATTCGAATAGCGAATAAAATAATTTTTATATTCATATTCCGTTGGCGTTGAGTAGCTTATGTTCATTTTTAGTTTGTTTTGTTTTTTCATTTGTTTACTCCGTTTGTTAGCGGGGCATCCATGCCCCTGTATTTGTTTATCTGTTGTTATGATTTGTACTATTTACAATATCGTTCAATTTTTTAACAAAAATTTTAGCCTCTGCCTCTGTTCTAAAATTAATAAGAGAGCCATTTTCAGTTAAATATTCCTCGTTAGTGTAATGATTAATAGTAATTAACCAGTTATCCTCATCACTACCCATCATTACTTTAAAAGTTTTTTTGTCATACATATTTTTATCCTCGTTTAATTATTCCTTAGTTAGTTTTTAAATTTACCAATCATTCTTTCCTTGTCTTCTGGGAAGTCTTGGTAAACAGTTTCCACTACTAGCATATAAGCATCTTTACAATACTTCTGTCTAGCTGGAAATTTCTTGCCTGTTATTTGATGAACCATTTTCATCATATGAGTGATTGTATAACCCCTCATTAATAGAAATTTATTACCGCATGAATGATAGAGTTTTAACCCTTCCATTAATGTAATAATAGCCGCCATATTCCAATCATCATATGGTTGTTTTTCTGTAGTTTGTTGTAGTTTTATCATTTGTTACTCCGTTTTGTTGTATACCACCACCATAGCATATTTACCATATGAAAGTCAATAATAATATTAAAATAAATATAATTATTTATGTTGACTATTATTATTTAATTTAGTATAATAAATTATGTTTAAATATTTAATAAACTACTAGGCCAAGGCTGTCGGGATAAACTTTATCGGAGGATCGCCCCTGCGCGAATGAAAAATCGCATTAGTATATTAGAATATAATAATATAATAATATTAGTATTTACTTCTATTCTTATGAAGGGAAGGAATATTAGTATTTGCTAATATACTAATAAGCGGAAGGAATATTAGTATATCCTTATATACTAATGGAAGGAATATTAGTATCTGCTAATATTCTAATATAAGCATATTAGTATCTTCTAATATACTGATACAAGAACCCTATCACATATTTATATAAAAGTCAAGCTTTTATTTTATATTTATTTATGATAGGCCAATTAAGGCGGTATGTAGGCCGTATTAGTAGTTGCTTATATGCTAATAAACGATATATGGCGCGTGAGTGTGCTGTATTAAACCTCTTTTAACATTCCCCCGCTTGTATAGTCTAGTATCTTAAAGCGCTTGTATAACGGGTATATAGGCTTTATATGTATATGTACAAACGGCTACTGGTTGTTTCTGCGGCCTTCTGATTTCATTAGACCTGTATAAGTATATTAGGATATTCTAATATAGTCAAGATAGATAATTATATTTATTTTAATATTATTATTGTTGACATCATACATTTAATTTCATATAATGGTTACATATTAGGAATTAACCTAATTTAAAAACGGAGTAAACAATGATAGACTTTAAAAGAAAATCAGTAACATTAACTGCTAAAGAGCAAGAAATAATTTACGAGGCAGTAGGAATTGTAGCTGAAGAATCTCTAATGGATTTCGATTTGACAAAAAAAGAGATAAAAGAACGTAATAGAAGAATAGACATAATTAATGGAATATGCAGCAAACTAGTTCACGGATAAACAATTAACAACAAAATTGATAATAAAAAACCCGCTGTAATAGCGGGTTTAATATATCTATTTAGGCCATTTATTCATCTATACCCCCCTCTTTTATTTATTTTTATCGGATAAAAATTTCCACCTTTCACATAATTATGAAGTGATGACTCTAAGTCATAACGATATTTATCGTCAAAATCTAATTGCTCAATAACATATTTATATCCATCTTTATCAAAAGTTCCATACCATTCTTCATAAGATTCAACTAAATATTTTACATCTTTGATGTCTATGTCTAAATATTGTTTTTGCATGGTCATTTAATCACCTCATTAATATATTTATTTCTTAACATTTCTACATATTCTGAAATATGTTTTATGTTATCCCAATATTGACAGTAATAACTACATATTTCTTTATCACTCATATAAAAAATTGATTTTTCCCATTCTTTTAGTTTCATTTAATCACCTCTATTATTTGTGTTTCTTTGCTGCCCAATGTATAACAGATCATGCAATCCTTACATTTACCGCTGCAATTGGCCCTTATATTGCTATCTTTGTTAATAACATTGAATGTTTTGTCAAAATGTAATGGTATTTGGTCCATAGGTTTGTCAAACTTTGAATTACTAAAGATTAATATTAGATTTTTTGGTTTTTTGTGGTTTTTAAAATGTCTTTTAATAAGATCATTTCTTTTTGTCCATAATGTAAACGTAACATCTTCATTTTTATTGCATATATTCATGAAGTTAACTAGGTGAATATCGTTTATCAATTCCCCGTGCGAATGAAATCTTACAAAATTAGTATTATAAAATTTAGGCAATAGATCATAATCTATTATTGATTTACTTAATTTATCCGAGTTTTTTTGCCATGCTATACCGTTAGATTGCCACCTATTTATTTGTTTACGACTATAACATTTACCTTTAAAAGAGCATTTTGTCATGCAATAATCATTTGTTAATGTATTGGTATTGATACTATTAATAAATTGCATCTTACCATTCCCGCTTGTTATTCTTATATATTGATCCATCTTTTAACCTCTATATTATTTAATTTCATATAGAAATATTAACATTATTTTTAA